TCAGATTGATATGACTTCTCCGTTTTTCAAATGAATTTCTATTCTTTTCCCTTTATGAATTATCAGCTTATCTACCAAATAATTAAATAGCTTAGTATCATATTCTGTTAGTAACTCATCTTGTTTTTCTAATGAGTCGATAAATATTTTCAGTTCTCTAACTCTCTTATTTTTACTCAGTAAATCTAAGTTTTTCTGTTCTAATTCTTTCTCCAAAAATTTATATTCTTCTATCAGTTTATTATATTTTCTAGTGTACTCTTCTTGATCCTGTGCTATTTTGGAATTAGTTATTATCAACTTTTCTACATCAACTCTGATGTCTTCTAATTTTTCTTCGAGTTGAATGATTTCATCATCCAATACTCTGTCTTCTTTTATCATCTTCATTAGAAGTTTTATATTACCTATAATTTCTTTTCTATTATCAATTACCTTATTTAGTGCTAGTACTATCCATCTTTGAATTTCATCATCTCTTATATGAGGTGTATCACATTTTTCTTCATTCTTATACTTATCTTTGCATCTGTATATTGTCTCTTTATATTTATCAGTTGAGTGCCATAAATGTCTCACGTATGAACTACCGCAACATCCACACCTAATTTTTCCAAAGTAGTTTTTCTCTGTATACCATTTTTTATTTTCACTTAGCTGCACTTGAACTGTATCAAATACTTCTTTATCAATTATTGCTTCATGGCTATTTTCTACATAATACTGAGGTAGCTCTCCGTTGTTCCTTTTCTGAGTTTTGTTTAAGAAGTCTGCTACATAGTATTTTTGAAGTAAGGCATCACCTTTATATTTTTCGTTTGTTAAAATACTTCTTACACTGCTATAACTCCATTTTGTTTTTCCTCTTGGTGTCGGTATTTTATTTTCAGTTAGATGTTTAGCTATTTGATTAGGATTTTTTCCTGATAAGAACTGTCCAAATATATATCTTACTATTCGTGCTTGCTCTTTATCGACTTCAAATCCTCCATCCTCTTTTGGTTTAAATCCTAATACATTATTATATGCAAATGTCACTCTACCCTCAGCAGCTTGTTTTCGTTTAGACCATGTTATATTTTCTGATATTGATCTACTTTCTTCTTGTGCTAAGGAACTCATTATTGTAATAAGCAATTCACCCTTTGAATCAAATGTCCAGATGTTTTCTTTTTCGAAGTATATCTCTACTCCAACATCTTTTAGTTTTCTTACAGTTGATAGTGAATCCACCGTATTTCTTGCGAATCTACTTACACTTTTAGTTAATATGAGGTCTATCTTACCTGCTAGTGCATCATTTACCATTTCTTGAAATCCTAGGCGTTTTTTGGTATTTGTTCCACTTATTCCTTCATCTGAATACATCTTCACAAACTCCCAATCTTTCCTACTTGATATGTACTCTTCGTAATACTTCATTTGAGTTTCATAAGAACTTGTTTGATCTTCATTATCTGTCGATACTCTGGCGTAACCTGCGACCTTTTTCTTTTTTAGACTAGGTAGTTTTGATTGATGACTAAGTTGTTTATTAGCTTGTATAGTTGTGATTTTTCTATTCATCTTTTACTCCTTTTTTAGGTTACCTTGTTTTTTTATTTCTTGAACCTTATTGAATATTTCCTGAGAAATAATTGCCTCATGTGCATTTTCTACAATGTACATAGTCTTCTCACCAGTATTTTTTACTGAACGACCTTTTTCTTTTACATTAAATGTCTTTTGTAATATAAGTTTCCCTGTATAAGTTTCTTGAGATAATATTCTATAGATAGCTAGTCTTGAAAACTTTTCTCCTCTTCTTGTACGTTTACCTTCATCATTTAATATCCTTGATATTTTTGTTGGTTTTGTACCTGACAGGTATAACTCATAAATCTTTCTAATAATGTCAGCTTCTGACTCTTCAATTTTATAAGAATCTCCTATCCATCTATATCCTAATATAGGTTGTGGGCTATGGGGTAATCCTTGTTCAAACTTTTTCTTTACCCTCCACCTTACATTACTACCTATCGCCTTTGATTCTTCTTCTGAAACTGCAGCAAGTAACGTTAGTAATAACTCTCCATCTGTAGTAAGTGTGTCGATATTCTCTTTTTCAAACCTCACTCCTACGTTTAATTTCTTTAGTTCTCGTATTGTTTCTAACAACTCAATGGTATTTCTTCCAAATCGTGATATGGACTTTGTAAGAATTATATCAATCTTGCCTTTCCTGCAGTCATCTATTAATCTTAAATACTCCTTTCTATTTTTTGTACTTCTCCCACTAACTGAGTTGTCGAAGTATACTCCAACATATTCCCAACTAGGGTTATCCTGTATGAGTTTATTATAATAGCTTATTTGTTCAGATAGTGATTGTAGTAAATCTCGATGTGATACTCTCGCATAAGCTGCGACTTTTTGTTTTTTGACATCGGTCACATTTAGTGTTTCTAACTTTTTTATAGTTTTCATTATTGTATCCTCCTTTTCGTCATTACTATATATCACTCTAAAGCAACTATTTATCAAGTGATAACTCCATAAGTTCAGATAGTTTTGGATTATACTTTTCTAACATCCTATGCTTAAATGAATCAAATTCATCTTTTGTGATTAGATTTTTCCTAAACAAGTTACGCAGTATTTTAATTGTGATTTGGTAGGTTACCTCATTTTTAGTGTTCATAACTACCTCCAAATCTATGTTTAATATAACATTCATGACTGCAATACTTTCTTTTATCATTGGCATAAGATGTAAATTCTCTTTTACAACATTTACATTGATGTATAGAAAATGCCTTTCTATTCATCTTGTCTTGGTTATTCTTCCACCATTTCATTCGGCAAGTGTCACTACAATATTTCTTTTGTTTTTTACCTTTTAAATGAGTTAACTTTTCTCCACACACTTTACAAGTATCAAAATCTTCTATATCTAACTTTTCTAATTTTTCTCTTCTACAAATTGACTTAACTGTATTGGCTGACACATTTAAACATACAGCTATTTTCTTATACCCTAATCCTTTTTCTCTTAGTATTTTTATTTCATCTTTCAGTTCCATACTTCTCACTCCTATGATCTTTATATTCTCTACATCACAGGTAAAGAAAACTATGAAAAATTTAACCTTTGGAGTAAAATTTAGATAAAAAAATAAACCCACCACAGAAAATTTCTGCGATAAGTTTTACATATTTAGTTTTGATTTTTTCCTTTACATAATTATTTTAAAAATGTTTATTGATTTTATTATTTATAATAATATTTTGAACAAATTCTTACAATGTTGTTACAATTAGACTCACAAAAATAACAACTGTTGTCATTTTAAATATTCTACAAATAAAAGTCATAAAAGAATAATCAAAAAAGCTTACGCAAAGGTAAATTAAGATAAAATAAAGATAACTAACTATATTTCTTGATTTTATTATAAAAGTATGATATTATGAAAGCGTAGTCAACAAGTATATATACTTTAGTCAATATGTAGTTGCAAATGCATATTATGTTTTCCATTCATAAAAGGAGGTATATTTTATGAATAAAAATTTTAAAGTTGTAAGTGCTGTTCTTTCTGCAGGTCTTTTAATTGCTCCTGTAACTTCCATACTTCAGAATAATCAAAATGTAGCTAAAGCCGCAGATTTAAAGCGTAATAAAGCTATAAAAAAAGTTGTAACTGTAAAAAATTCTGATGTTTTAAATATACTAAAAGGAAAATATCAAAATGGTGAGCTGTCTGAAAAAGATTATAACATAATAAAATCTGAATTTGATAATAGATGGGGACCTTCAGGACAAACAAAAGTTGTTTTCTTTTGGGACGGGGCATTTGATTTATATGTAAATAGTTACTATAGTTATGCTTTCGCAAGTGCTAGTATTGCAGGTGCAACTTTACTTTTAGGTTCTCTATTAGCAGCTGCTGGAGTAACTGATGGAGCTTCCCTTTTTGCCGTTGGTTCTGTAGGTACATTTATTGGTATGATAGCAGGTTCTGAATTAAGTAATGGAGTTATTGTTTACTTTAAAAGGGCTCCCTTAGGACAATATTATCCATCTCAAATAAGGCAACAATAAATACGTAAGACAATAAAATGAATACTGAAAAATATATAGAAATAGCAATATTCGTTATAACAACAACACTGCTATCAATAACACTATCATATTTTGCTATAAAAAAAATAAAAAAAGATAAAAAAAAATAGAAAAAGATACGGTAATTAACTTATCTATTTAGAAAAAGCGACTTCAAAAAACTAATTTTCATAAAATTACGGAAATTACGATTTTGGAGTTGCTTTTCGTAGAAATACAGTGGAATTTAGAAAAAAAAAATAAATAAACCCACCACAGAAATTTTTTGTGATGGGTTTTATAAAAGTTTATTTTCTTCTTTATCTTTTCTTTTTTTACGAAATTGATATATTGATACTACTAATCCTAAAATTATTATGAATAGATTAAAATATAATACCATCATTATTGAATAGGCTCCGTCCAAAAAACTGATGAAAATTTATTTATACTTAATTTAGTTGTTATTTTAAATTTGGTATTCATTGTCTTTACTCCTTTTGTTTTTTTATTTTTATAACGTTATAAATCTTTACAGTTTTATTGTAATATAAAAATAATATGATAACAATAGGAAAACATCAATAATACATTTTCTAAATTTTTTTCTTTTTTTATGGTATAATTAAGTTGATTGATGTTAAATATAAAATTCTATAAATTCAACAATTGTAGAGTAAACACTTTAGTTTCCATTAATATTATTAATAATCATATATATAATAATAATAATCTATTATTTATTATTATTCATTTTACGTAAAATAAATAAGCCTAGAAGAAATTTTCTTTTCTTCTAGGCTCGTATTTTATCCTAATATTTCATTCACTTTTTGTTGAATTTCACTGTAGTTATATCCAGCATTAGTAAGTCTGTTAACTCGGTCTTGTCCATTACCCCACTTGCCTTGAATTACTTCTTGGGCTATTTCATCTAAATTATTAGATGTATAATTCCCATTTAGTAATCTATTCACTACTTCTTGAACCTCACTAGCATTATATCCTGCGTTAGTTAATCTGTTTACTCTATCCTCCCCGTTACCCCATGCTCCTGAAATAACCTCTCGTGCAATTTCTTCATTGCTTTTATCACCAGTTGATACTGAGTTTGTAGATGTACTTGGTTCTGAGATACTAGTATTTCCCAACATTTCATCAACTGTTTCTCCTAAAGTCGCAAAGTAATTCATACGTTCTACAAAGTAAGTTTTAACACTATCTGTTGTTCCGCCATGTAAAGCTAAACTACGGTGCGGACAACTAGTAGGACTAAACTCATGATGTAGTCTTACCGTCTGTTTATTAATTGGTAAGCCATAATAAATCAAGTCTTCTGTTGCCTGCATTAATGCCATGTCTTCATTGGCTAAGAAGTCCTCATCTGAGACTTTCATACTCTCACATACTTCATAACCTATCGAGTGGGTATTACTCCACCACTCACCAGTATGATATCCAATGTTGTATGTATCTATTACTCTTGCGATACTATATCGGTTACAGTAATAGTGAGCTATCCCCAGTGCTTTATCTCGATATCTTAACCATTCCACATATTGTTCAGGCGTCATACTTCCTGCATCATTATGAATTACTACAAAGTCTATGCTGTCAAGTTGACCTGCGTTCATTAGTGTTTCATTTATTATTTGTACCATCTTATTTTTCCTCCTTGTTTAATTGTTGTAAAATGTTTTGTAGTTTCTCGGGTACTGGTAATCCTAATTTTGAAGTGTTTTCTAGTATAGAAATACCTTCATTAGATAGGTAGAAAAATATTACTGCTGCTCTTAATACTCCTACATGACCTAGAATATAAACATCTAGTATATTAGCTACCCCTACTAATGAGAATATAATAATTTTTCTAGCTATTCCCTTAAAACCAACTGAACTAGATAGTTCTTTTTTATCAATTGCACACATTATTCCAGTCACATAGTCTATTACTGAAAATGCTAAAAGTGCATAGATAAGTCCATCCATACCTCCTAAAAATACTCCTAGAACACCACCTATACTTGAAATTATAAGTTTATAATTTAATAATGTATTCATTTTATTTACCTCCCGTTAAATAATATGTAATTTTCATTGTTTTATCCGCCGTTTTTTCTACTGTCTTCGATAAATTATTTATTGTTGCTGAGTATGGTGTAATTAAGTATAAAACTTTTCTTAAATACTTATCCCCTGAGCTTTCTCCATTCGCAAAATATCCAAGTAAAAATGGACCATAGCTTAATGGAATACATTCTATTGTTGATAAATCGCTTTGTGCTATTTCGGTAACTTTATCATTTTTATCAATAGTAAAGTTAGTCCCTATTATCATATCTCCTAATATATACATTCCACATCCTGTTGTATGGCTTGATACTGATCCTGTTTTTAGAGTAAACTTAGGTTCTATTTTAGTTACATCTACTGGGTTATTTATCGCAAACTTCACAACATATTTTTCATCTGTGCTAACTGCATATACATACCCTCCTCTCAATACAGATTTAATAGTTCTATAGTAATCATAGTCTAATGAATATGAACCTATATTTTCTATTTTCACATTTTCTAATGTGAATTCAGTTTCTTCAATAGAATTATTTGCTTTATTTATTTTCAACTTAGTTACATTGGTATTTCCTCCGCTAGTACTAGTTTTTAATAAGTAATAATTCTCTGCGTCCACATAAATACACACTCCATAGGTTCCGTAAGATTTCTTATACTTTATCTTTGTTTCTGTTATATTCTTCTCATTTAAAAATGATAATGAATCATCTAATCTAAAGTTAAGTAGTGGTTCTCTTGATTTTATTATTCTAAGATGATCACTTTCAGGAACTATTGATACTATATAATTCTCTTCAAAGTTAGCTTCTACTACATTAACATATTTTTTCTTCATCTCAGTATCTGTATTCTTAATAAGATATTTATCTTCACCAAGTTTTATACGATTTGTCTCACCATTACTCTTTGTTCCAAAATAACCACCTCCTGCTTTGGCATTAGTTAAACAAACACTCGATATTTTACCATTTGCTTTTGATGTTCCAAAATCCCAAACAAACTTATAACCATTTGACGTTGCTTTTGATTCTTGTTTATTAAAACTACCTTGTAGTGGATTTTCCTGAACTCCTTCTACTTGTCCTGCATATCCAATACATTCATTACTTGTACTTACAAAGCTAGTATTTTTGTCTTCTGTTATTTTATCTTTAAATAACAAGATTCCTCCTACTATCTTTTCAACTATTGGATAAAAGGTATCTTTATTGATATTTGTAAGTAGTCCATTCGGGTTTAATGTTAGAATCTTTTCTAAAACATCAGTTACGAGGTTATCATCTTTTAAAACCTCTTTCTTTTTTGTTTTAACATCGGTTAATTCTATTATTGTCTTACCTTTCATTTTTCTCCTCCACTTCTACATTCTCTTCTATATTTCCAAATACAAATTTTCGTTTTAAATCGTTTTTTATAATCACATCACTAAATTCATATTTAGGAACATCATAAGTTTCAACTTCTATACTGCCTTCACTTAAATCTACTTGTTTTCTATGAGATAGTGTTAATTTACCTAAGTTCTCATTTACTTTTATTTTACCGTCCCAAGGTACATCTCCTCCTAAAGCACTACCTATGATCGCAGCACTTATACCCTCTGTTGGAATAACTAAGCTACCTTTTTCTAACTCGAAATCCACAGTAAATCTATTAATCACTTTTTCTTTTAAGTTTATTAGTGGATAAAATAACGTAACCATTTGGCTTCCTGCTTTAGCTATAAACTTCGGTACGTGATTTTTTATTGTAAGTTCATTTAATGAGTATATGATATTAAGCTTTTGATCTTCATCAACTTCTCTAATCAAGGTTAGTTTCTTTTCTTCTTTTTCATCTTTTAAGGTAACAGTCTCTTCAATATGTTTTTTTAAACTTTTAACATCAAATAGTACAGTAGCAATAAAAAAAGCATCAGTTTCTTTACTTGATGCAAATTCTATATCGATTATTGTTTGTGAATTCTGTCCTATTTT